CTATCATTGACATTGCTGAAGATAGAGATTTTGAATATGAAGTCAAATGGGCAGATGTTAAAGCATGGAATAAATGTCAAGAAATTAATACTATTTATCCTCCTAATTATGATACGCTAAATCCCGCTGTTAGTACGGATACGGATAATGGTACGTTATCAGTGTATGTAGTCAATGAATTGGCTACACCCGGCACTACAACTGCTGCTGTGAAGATTCAAGTTTGGGTTAGTGGAGGAGATGATATTGCATTTGCGATTCCTTCTCCAACTAAATTATCGACTTTGTCTTATTTTCAAGATCAATCTGAAATTGCACCATACGTTGAACAATCTGGTGAAGAGGTTATGGCGTCATCTGAAGATATGTCTAATGAGCCATTAAATGCTACTCAATTGGCTACTTTTGGCGATTCTCTTAATTTAGGTTTAGATAATCAATATCTAGTTTATCAAGGAGAACGTGTAGCCAGTTTTAGGGATATGCTACGAAGATATAATTATCATTGGACCATTTTCCCTGCTGCTGTGGGTTCAGGGCCAAGAATCATGAGTTTAAGTATGACTGATTTCCCTTTTTATCGCGGCTGGGATCCAGACGCACCCGATCAGGCTATAAATTCTAATTCTGGTAATTCACCGTATCAATTTAGTAATACCACTTTACTTAATTATTTGACTCCTGCTTATGTGTGTAGGAGAGGCGGATTACGTCATAAGGCCTTTCTTTATTCATCAAAGCAACCAGGTACTACACGTGCATTTAGTGTCACTCGCAATAATTTAAATGCTACTAATAGCCAGATTAATAATGCAGTATCTTCTACTAATGTTGGTACGAATAGGCGAGCTATCCTTTCTACGGGAATAGCAAAATTGGGTGGAACACATTTAACACCCTCTTCTCTAAATCCATGTTTGGAATATGAAACCCCATATTATACATATGGACAAAGGTTCTCTCCAGCACGTAAATTAGATTATTATAGTATTGGAGAGTCGGGTCATCAAATTAATTTGGATCTAACTGGTAACGAAGAAATGAGCACGGAAAGAATATATAAATATATTTCTATTGCTGAAGATTTTCAGTTGGGTCTATTTGTAGGTGCTCCTGTATATTACAGTTATTTAAATCCAATAGCAAGTTAGATATAATCAATGGGTTCGATTATACATATTATTTGTTCTTGCTTTGTATTTATTTATTTTATTTATTG